CAATGATATCAACGCGTTTGATGTAACCCTATGGAATCATTGATGATCATTTCTGTTGACATTTTGGGTAATTTATAGTATAATATAAGTAGAGAATAAAACAATATCGTGAGATGAGAGAGATGAACGAATTACGAGAACAAAAATCAATCCTAGCTAAGTTAATGGCAACCGAGAATATAACGGTTCGTCATGCTAAAATCCCCACCGCAGGATTTGATCCAAAATCGAGAACATTACTTCTTCCAATCCTTAAGGAAATGGAAGGAGAAGTATATGACTTGTTTGTGTGCCATGAGATCGGACATGCATTATATACTCCAGCAGATGGTTGGCACCGAGCACTTTGCGAGGAAGGCCCAAACTACAAAGGATTTTTAAATATTGTCGAAGATGCACGAATCGAGAAACTTGTCAAGAACAAATATCATGGTGCAGCAAAATCAATGCACAAGGGATATCAGATTTTGATGCATGATCGGGATTTCTTCGGAATTAATAAACTTGGTCTTGATATCAATGAAACATCACTGATTGATAAACTCAATATTCATTTTAAAGGTGGACCACGTGAAGGTGTCAGATTTACTGAAGAAGAGATGTATTTCGTTCAAGAGATGGAAAAACTTGAGACATGGGATGATGTAGAACAATTGACAGAAGAACTCTACGAGTATTGTAAGGGCGAAGAACAACAACTTGAGGATTACGATGAGCAAATGACTTCATTTGAAGAGTATGATGAAGATGAAGATGAAGACGAAGAGGATTCTGAAGAGTATGATTATGAGTATCCAGAAGAAACATCATCGGAAGAAAATCCAGAAAGTGAAGAACAAGCAGAAAAAAAAGATTGCGAACAGCCCGTTGATATATGTGATGATTCAAAAGAAAAACGTGAAGAAAGTGAAGAAGCTAAATTAGAACAAAATGTAAATGCAGAGAAATCAGCTGGTGAAAAGAAAGAAGAAGATAAGACGAGTTCACAACAATCGGGACGAACATCAGCCGGCGGTGAAGATGCTTGGTATGATGATGATCCGTGGACATGGAATCCTAAATCAATCACTGATGAAGAATATAGATCACATGAAGCAGAGTTGGTTCATGAAGATGCAATTGATATTAAATATTATAATTCACCAAAGATGAATCTCAAAGATAACGGATTGATTTTTGATTATAAAAGTTTAATAAAGGAATATCGTAAAATCATGGCGGGCAAAGGTAAAAGAGATATAGATAATACACATTTGTTTGATTATGCTAAAGAATTTTTAAAGTTGATTGATAAGGATAATAAGCCAGTTGTTAATTATCTCGCAAAGGAATTTGAAATGAAAAAGAGGGCATCTGAGTATAAAAGATCAATGACCTCTAATTCAGGAATGATATCGTTGTCAGATATTCATAAGTACAAATATTCAGATAATATTTTTAAGAAGGTTACGATTGTCCCAGAAGGAAAAAATCATGGATTATATATGCTCATAGATTGGTCCGGATCGATGCACGATAAGATGATGCCAACATTTATTCAGTTGTTACAACTTATGGACTTCTGTAGGAAATGCAGTATTAAACATGAAGTGTATGCATTTGTTGATTATTCCTTTGATGAACAAGGCAACCAAATAGAAGGAATAAAAGACAATGCAGTGTGTGAGTCAGATGTAAATTCACTTGCAATGGGCGACCGGCATTTGCAACTAATACAGATATTTTCAGATAAGATGTCAGCAAGGGATTTTCGAGACATGAGAGAGTTTATGATCTTAACTTTACTCCGATGTGATCGTGATTTTCATGAAGCTCCTTATCTCGGTGGAAGAAGACGTAATAATGAATATAAAGCACAAGCGTATGGTAAAAAAGTTCGTCTGATTAAAGAAACAAAGCAAGAGGGTATTTTCAACAAGTTAGCTGAAAAATATGGTACAATGGCTACATGGGAATGGCAATCAATTGCGGCAAAGCATAACTTTCCATTGTCAAGACTTTGTGGAACACCGCTGAATGATGCGATCATGTACAGCATTCCATATTGTAATCAATTTAAAAAAGATAATAAGTTAGATATTGTTAATACTGTTATTTTGACTGATGGGGAATCAAATGGTTCTTATAGGTATTTTAAACAATTTAAAGATGATGATGGAAACCCAACCATGGTTTCAGCAGTACCGATTGAGAGGAAGGAAGTGCGCAATAAATTAGTTGATCGCGATACGAAAAAAGTATTTGATTGGCACCGCAACACCGGAAGACAGGAGACTAAGAACTTTCTTGAATACTACAAATATAAGACATCATCGAATGTTTGTGGTTTTTTTCTTTGTACCAGTTCTGATACAGCAGCAGAGATTTGTACTCATGATAGGTATGGAGAAGATTTCATGAAAATCAGATCTGAATATAATAAGAACGGATTCGTTGTGAATACCGACAGTGGATATTCAGAATTATATGTGATTAAAGCGAACAAGAAAGTTGATACTGAAGATGAGATTAATATCGATACTGATAAAAAACAGAGTACATCGCAAATGGCGCGTGCCTTTAAAAAGTTCCAAAAAGGAAAACTTGAAAAGCGTGTTCTTCTTAATCGATTTACAGAAATGGTATCGTAATGCACTTTTGTTTCACAACAATTTCAACGAGTTATAGGAAGCTCATTGAAATCATTGATAAACAAAACAGTTGCTATTTTTGCTAAAATAGCGTATAATATAACATAATGAATAATAAACTAGAGAGAGATAATATTATGAACCACCGAGACCAATTAGTAGAAGCCTGGAAGCAAGCATTTGGAGATTCAAAAGTACTTGATAGAGCCGAGGTAAATAAAATCGCCGGCGATGCTGGACTTAAAGAACCAAATCAGAATTTTTTAAGTAAACTTAGAGTTGGCCGAAATCAATTTTCGATTGCCAATTATGGACAAGCATTACAAATTATGCCACAAGCGAAATGGGGCGATCGTTATCGCAAACCAAAAATTGTTGAAGATGCCCGCGTAGTCCAACATGAGACCGCAATCAAAAAGGTTGATGAAGCAGTTTCATTTATACCTTCACCTGATCCTAATTATGTTAAGGCGGGGTATTTTGCTGAACTAGTTAAAATCATGAATTCAGGAATGTTCATTCCAACATTCATTACAGGCCTTTCTGGAATGGGCAAGACTAAAGAAGTTTTCGAGGCGGCAGCAAAAACAAAACGGGAATTAATTCGTGTTAATATTACAATTGAGACCGACGAAGATGATTTACTCGGTCACTATACTCTCAAAAATGGAGAAACAATTTGGGAGGACGGACCAATAATTGTTGCAATGGAAAGAGGCGCAGTCCTTCTTCTTGATGAGGTTGACCTCGCATCAAATAAGATCATGTGTTTACAGCCAGTTCTTGAGGGTGGAAATATCTTCTTGAAAAAAATTAATCGTCTGGTTAAACCAGTTCCTGGATTCAACATTATCGCAACTGCGAATACCAAAGGTAAAGGATCTGATGATGGACGATTCATCGGAACTAACATTCTCAATGAGGCTTTCCTTGATCGTTTTCCAATTACATTCGAACATGATTACCCAAATGCTTTAACAGAGAAAAAGATCATTACTAAGGTTCTTGGAAACTATCAAGTTGAAGATCCTGAGTTTGTTGAACATTTGGTTCAATGGACAGATGTGATTCGTCGAACATTTGATGATGGAGGAATTGATGAAATTATCTCAACACGCCGTTTAGTTAATATTGTTAATTCATATATGGTTTTCAAGGACAAGTCTAAAGCGATCGAATATTCGATCAATCGTTTTGATGAAGATACTAAAAAAGGATTTATGGATCTTTGGACGAAAGTAGACCCTTCAGCTACACCTGAATTAGACGAAGATGATTTGTACGCCGGCGTGAAAATTTCTGAAGAAAAATAAACAAAATAATCCTTGACATTTATAACGTTATCATTTATAATATAGATAAATAAATGATAACGTAAAATAATTTCAATTCATTTAAATTTAAAAATAAGAAAGTAAGAAGTAAGATGGCAACAGGTACAGTAAAATGGTTTAACCCTAGTAAGGGTTTTGGCTTCATCAATCAAGACGATGAAAGTAAAGATGTTTTCGTTCATTCAAATGAACTCAATGGTGTTTATATTAATGAAAACGATAAAGTAGAATTTGATATAGTTAATGCGGAAAAAGGCCTCTCAGCTAAAAATATTAGGCTGCTCTAATCATCCCCCTATATATTAGTAATTTAAGATAGAGTTTTATTAAGTATTTTTCTGTTTTTATCATTATGAAAGGAGTGAATGCAGATTGAAGTACCCATAGCAGATTTAAGAAAGAAACGTATATTTGTTGCTACACCAATGTATGGCGGTATGTGTAGTGGAATGTATACGAAAGCTTGTTGTGACTTAGCAACGACCGCCACCAAATATCAAATAGATTTAAAATTCTTTTATCTTTTTAACGAATCCCTAATTACAAGAGCACGAAATTATTGTACAGATGAGTTCTTGAGATCTGATTATACACATCTCATGTTCATCGATGCTGATATTAATTTCGATCCTCAATATGTTCTTACATTAGCAGCATTATGTGATGACGAACATCCAATTATTGGTGGAATATATCCTAAGAAATGTATTGCTTGGGAGAAGGTTCGTAATGCAGTAGATAAAGGATTGGGTGATGATGACCCGATGTTGTTAGAGAGATACACTGGGGATTTTGTTTTTAATCCAGTAGGGGGAGAACAAACAATTTCTTTATCAGAACCCGTACAAGCTTTGGAAATTGGAACTGGGTTTATGATGATACAACGTGAGGTATTAGAAAAATTTGCAAAAGAATATCCTAAGTTTCGATATAAACCCGATCATAATCGCTCAGAACATTTCGATGGTTCCAGATATATTCATGCATTTTTTGATACAATTATTGATAATGATCAATGGATGGGTGAAGGTAAATCTGAAAACTCAGATCGTTATCTATCTGAAGATTATATGTTTTGCCAATTAGCACAAAAGATTGGCATTAAAACTTGGTTATGTCCATGGATGAAATTATCGCATGTTGGAACATATGTGTTTTCTGGTAACTTGCCAGATATGGGTGCATTAGAATATGCGGCACATGGATATGATACCGAGAATAGACCTTTCTTAGAAGATAGAAAAAAGAAGTTATCTTCTCAAGGCAAGAATAGAAAGGAACGTAGAAAACTCGCTGCCAGTAAACGCAAAGAGAAAAAGCCCGGGAAGCCCGGTTATACCAAAAGCCCTAACCATTTATAAAAAATATGATTATACATAATGAGACTGTTGAGACATTAAAGAACTTTGCCGAGATTAATCAAAGTTTGGTTATTAATACCGGCGATGTTATTAAGACAGTTAGTGAACAAACAAATGTGTTGGCGAAAGCGAAACTTAGTCAGAGCTTCGCACAAGATTTTGCGATCTATGATCTCAATAAATTCTTGGGCGTTCTTTCTTTGTTTACAGAACCACAATTTGAATTTAGTGAAAAATCTGTAAAGATTCAATCAAGTGTTGATGCAAATAATTATACAGCTGGTGATTCAATTGCTGAATATCAATTTGCAAATATGTCTTTGTTTGAAAACGAAAAAAAGATTCTTGAAAAAGATATTGAGTTACCTTCCGAAGATGCTTCATTCAAGCTTGAAGAGAAGTATTTTATTGCTATTATGAGAGCAGCATCAGTTATGAGTCTCCCCGAGATTGCTGTTATAGCGAGCGACGGCAAACTCAAAATGCAAGCAATCGATTCCAAAACATCCGTTGATAGTTTCGCGGTTGATTTAGGAAATTCTAATTCTAACTTTAAAATGATTTTTAAGATAGAGAACCTTAAACTTATGAGAGGCACTTATGATGTGAGAATATCAAATAAAGGTCTCGGACATTTTAAAAATACAGATAAAGAATTAGAGTATTGGATTGCAACTGAACAAACAACATAAGGATTATGTCAGATAATATATTATGGGTTGAGGCGTATAGACCTCAAAGGGTATCAGACTGTATTCTCCCTAGTCATTTGAAAGAACCATTTCAAGCATTTGTAGATAAAGGCAATATTCCTAATCTATTATTGAGTGGAGGACCAGGTGTAGGGAAGACAACAATTGCTAAAGCAATGTGTAAAGAAATCGGTTTAGATTATCTTGTTGTGAATGGCTCACAAGAATCAGGGATAGATTTATTGAGAGTTAAATTAGAAAATTATTGTAGTAGTGTTTCGTTATTAGGTGGTAGAAAAGTTGTAATTATTGATGAGGCGGATTATTTAAATCCCCAATCAACCCAACCTGCATTAAGGGGGTTTATTGAAAGATTCTCGGAGAATTGTAGTTTCATTTTTACCTGCAATTATATACATAGGATTATTGATCCTATTCATTCTCGGACCTCAGTTATTGAGTTTAAAATAGATAAAAAGGATGCCCCTAAAATAGCATCTCAAATGTTAGATAGGGCAAAAGAAATTCTTGATGAAAGCAATGTCAATTATAATGAGAAGGTTCTTGTTGAATTGATAATGAGGTATTATCCAGATTTTAGGAGGACATTAAATGAATTACAGCGATACAGTAGTACAGGAGGCATTGATAGTGGGGTTCTCAGTCAATTGGGTGATACTAACTTCCTTGCTCTTATTAATGCATTAAAAGAAAAGAATTTTACCAATGTTCGAAAATGGGTAAATGATTCAAGTCATACAGATCCAAGGAATATATATAGACAGTTATACGATAATTTACATGAACATTTAACATCTAATACGTTACCACCAATTATTTTATTGTTAGCAGATTATCAATATAAATCTGCATTTGCCGCCGACCAACAAATTAATTTAACAGCATGTTTGATTGAGATAATGGTTGAAGGGAATTGGCAATGAATCCATTTGATTTTGTAAAAGATATAAACTATAAGAAGAAGGATTTACTGAAAGATGATCCTGATGGACAATTCGAACGTGAATACAAGCCATTTTTAATTAATAGAACATTAAGTTTTACCTCCGATACGGCCCTTTATGCTAATGAAATGAACATACGCCCATTTCTAGATAATAAACTTCAATACCATTATTTGCTAAATATCATCAGACCCAAGAACAGATTTGGTCGATGGTTAAAGGCTGAGAAGTACGAAGCTATAGATCTTATCGTTGAATATTATGGATATTCCTTTCAAAAAGCAAGAGAGGTCATTGATATATTCACAGATGAAGATTTAAGTACGCTCAAGCAAAAATTATTTACAGGTGGATTGAAGGAGCATGATGAGTATAGAGGTCGAAGCACTCGTTGAAATCAAATTAAAACAACCCGATGATTTTTTAAAAGTAAAAGAGACTTTAACAAGGATTGGTGTAGCGTCTAAGAAAGATAAGACGTTATATCAGAGTTGTCATATTTTACATAAGCAAAGTCGATATTATATTGTTCATTTTAAAGAGTTGTTTATGTTAGATGGAAAACCATCTAATTTTTCTGATAATGATGCAGCGAGACGTAATACAATAGTTAATTTATTATCAGAATGGGATTTAGCACAAATTGTTGATAATGACAAGGTTAAAGATAATATAGTTCCAATTAATCAGTTAAAAATTATATCTTTTAAAGAAAAAGATGAATGGAACTTAGTAGCCAAATATAATATTGGAAATAAAAAAAACGATGATGTTAAAGTTGAAAATACATAAAATATATGATGATGTTACCCTTCCAAGCTTTTCTACAATAGGATCCGCATGTTTTGATATACATGCATATTATAAACCTGAATTAGGATATAAAGTTTGGAACGATGATAGGAAGAAGTTTATTGACAGAAAAGATTCTTCCATCACAATACATCCATTTCAAAGGGTATTAATTCCAACCGGAATGATCTTAGATATTCCGCCGAACCATTCAGTAAGGATACACCCAAGATCTGGAACAGCAATTAAACAAGGTTTGAGCTTAATTAATTGTGAAGGAGTAATTGATTATGATTATGTGGAACCATTATTTATTGCTTGCGTAAATTTATCAGAAGTTCAAACAATCATTATAAATAATGGTGATAGGATCGCTCAGGGCGAACTTGTCGAAATGATTCATTATGATATTGATGAAACATCTACTAAACCTCCACAAAAAACCGATCGCGATGGTGGTTTTGGGAGCACTGGTAAATGACAAATTTTGTTGATGATGCAAAATGGGGCTGGAAAGAACGCATGGAAAGACCTCATGGCATAGCAGGACATAGTTATGATTTTCTAGTTTATGATAGAGTTATAACAGATCCTGAAACAGGTAAGTATACAATCGACGAGGTCGGTGAGTATACTGCCGATTCCATATTAGAGTTAATATGGATTATTCTTAAACATCGGTTTGAACATCTGCTCGCTGGCGAGGGATGGAGAGACTGATAATCTTGCTTAATTAAAGGAGATAATATGTTACATACAAACGCAATTTCACTGTTCAATAATCCCAAACATTTTGAAACCATGTTACAAACCTCATTAGGGTTTGAACACATGTTTGACAGATTATTTGGGGACTTATCTAATTTTCACCAACAAAATTCTTCAGGTTACCCACCTTATAACTTGAAAAAAGAAGGAGAACATTATATAATAGAGTTAGCAGTTGCTGGACTCAGTGAAAAAGATATTAAAGTGAACGTGGAAGCCGGCGTTTTAACCGTCGAGTCAACAGGTACGAATTCTTTAGCTAAAGAGTCAGAAAATGAATTTCTTCATCAAGGAATTGCAAGACGAAATTTCAAACGTTCTTGGACTCTTTCCGATGATATTGTTATTAAGGGAGCAGCTCTTAATAATGGTATGCTAACAGTTTCAATGGAAAAGATTATTCCGGAGGAACAAATGATTAGACAAATTCCGATTGTTACAAATCAGGAATAAATTCGACGGGGTCGTTGGGATAAATACTATCAAACCAACGACCTCATAATAGGAGTGAAAGTGAACGAAGCTGAAGATATTAGAGTCGCACAGAACTTTACTTTACCTGAATTAATTAAAAGTTCAACAGCAGACAGAATGGGTATTAGTAATGAACCTGCTACAGATCAAGTATTAGTTAATCTTACTAACGTAGCGAATCATATTTTACAACCGGTCCGAGATAAGTTTGGTCCGATTCGTGTAAATAGTGGTTACAGAGGTCCTGATTTAAATAAGGCCGTGGGTGGATCAAAAACTAGTCAACACTGTAACGGTGAAGCGGCAGATTTTGAATGTTCCAAAGTTGGCAATAACGAATTAGCAGAATGGGTCAAAGATAACTTAGAATTTGATCAATTAATTTTAGAATTTTATCAGCCAGGCAAACCATCAAGTGGATGGGTGCATTGTTCTTATAAAACAGATGGCAATAATCGTGGAAAGGTTATGACAGCTTTGAGGGTCAACGGTAAGACCTCTTACAAGACAGGATTAATCAAATGAGGATTTTAAATGAAATATCTCATACTATGTTATCTCCAAATTCTCTATACAGTTGGTGCCTTTAGAGATCGAAGATGTTGGATTGATGACCAAATATTATGGTGTTATAGTAAGTTAGAAGCTTGCGGACACAAAGTAGAACGATACTATAACAAAAATACTAAATGAAATTTTATACCAATGTACATCAGATTGGTGATCATATATTAGTAAGAGGATATGAGAATGGTCAGAAGTTTGATGATCGCGTTGAATACCATCCTACTATCTTTATACCTTCCAGAGAAAAATCCAAATATAAAACTATTGATGGAAAACCTTTAGCTCCTATTAAACCAGGAACAATAAAGGAAACCAGAGATTTTATTCGTAAGTATGACGGAGTTGAAAACTTTCAAATACACGGAATGAATGCTTATAGGTATAGTTGGATATATGATAACTTTCCAAAGGATAAGGGAATTGATTATGATTTTTCCTTATTAACAATTGCAACTATTGATATCGAAGTTGGCTCCTCACATGGATTTCCAGATCCTACATCTGCGATTGAAGAAGTACAAGCGATTACCATTGGGACTGGTGGAAAATATTCTGTTTTTGGTTGTGGCGAGTTTAATAGTAATGATGAGAATGTAGAATATTTTCAATGTTCAGATGAAAATCATTTAATTCAAGAATTTATTTCATTCTGGGAAAGACTATCACCAGATATTATTACAGGCTGGAATATACAAGGATTTGATATTCCTTATTTGTATAATAGAATAGTTAGATTATACAGTGTTAAAGAAGCACGCAGGTTATCTCCATGGAACAGGATTCATGAAAGGGTTACCAATTTTCGTGGAAAGGAAGTTATCTTTCATGATCTCATCGGAATTGCCGTTATCGATTACATTGATGTTTATAGAAGGAATGCTCCTCCAGCGGAAAGTTATAGGTTAGATTATATTGCTTCAATTGAATTAGGAGAAAGAAAATTATCGTTTGAAGAGTATGGTAACCTTTTTACATTATACAAAGAAAATTTCCAAAAGTTTATTGAATATAATATTAAAGACGTACAACTAGTTGAGCGATTAGAAGAAAAGAAAAAGTTAATTGAAATGGTTGTCGCTCTTGCATACGAAGCAAAAGTAAATTATCAAGATACATTTGGAATGGTTATGATGTGGGAAGTGATCCTCGCAAATGACTTAATGAATAGAAATATTGTAGTCCCACCAAAGAAAGATAATACAAAGAATAAGGCATATACTGGCGCGTATGTAAAAGAAGTGCAGACAGGCATGCATAAATGGGTTGTCAGCTTTGATTTAAATAGTCTATATCCTCATTTAATTATGCAATACAATGTAAGTCCTGAAACTATTTTAACAGGCGTTACACAACAATGCGGTGTAGAAAATTTATTGGAGAAGAGAATCGATTTAAGTAAATTCTATGATAAAGATATTACTATCGCCGCCAGTGGTCAGGCCTTCAGAAAAGATGAACAAGGATTTTTACCAAGGATAATGCAGGAAAAATATAATAATAGAGTTATCTTTAAAAAGAAGGAAATCGCAGCTAAGAAAAAAATAGAAAAAGAAACTGACCCGGTTGTGATAGAAAAATTAAAAAGAGAAGCAGATTCATTTGGCAATAAACAAACTGCTATGAAATTAATGCTTAATAGTGTTTATGGTGCTTTCGGAAACCCTTATTTTAGATTTTATGATTTAAGAATTTCAGAAGCTATTACATTAGGAGGTCAACTCAGCATCCGTTGGGCAGAAATTGCAGTTAATAAATATCTCAACAAAATTTTGGAAACGGAAGAGGTTGATTATGTATTGGCATCGGACACCGATTCCCTCTATATTACATTAGATGCATTAGTTCAAAAAGTATTTCCTGAAGATCCAGAATCATCAAAAGTTATTGATTTCTTAGATAAAGTATGTGAGACAAAGCTTCAAGGAATAATTGATAGTGGATATACAGATCTGGCAAATTATATGAATGCTTATGATCAAAAGATGTTTATGAAAAGAGAGATCCTTGCTGATAAAGGTATTTGGACAGGAAAGAAACATTATATTCTTAATGTCCATGATAATGAAGGTGTCAGATATACAAATCCACGAATTAAGGTTATGGGGATTGAATCTGTTAAATCATCAACTCCCACATCTTGTAGAGATAAATTGAAAAAGTCTTTTGACATTATTATTAATCAAGATGAAGAGGCTATACAAAAATTCATTTTAGATTTTAGGGTGCAGTTTGAGAAAGAACCTATTGAGAACATTGCTTTTCCTAGATCTGTTAGAGGAATTGAAAAGTATAATGGCGGAGTAGATTTATATGCTAAAGGAACCCCCGTACATGTAAAAGCAACACGCCTATATAATCATTTTTTGAAACAAAAGAAGTTACAAAATAAATATCCACTTATTCAAGAGGGGGAAAAAATTAAGTTTGTATATTTGAAACAACCTAATCCTATTAGAGATGGAGTTATAGCTATGATGGAAGGCTTACCTGAAGAGTTCGGATTACATGATTATATTGATTATGAGAAGCAATTTGAGAAATCTTTTGGTGGTCCTTTAAATGAAATTCTGAAGGTAATCGGCTGGTCTTCTGAAAAAAGAAGTACCTTAGAAGCGTTTTTTATTTGATAAATATAGTATGGAGAATTTGTTATGAATAAAGTATGGTACACTTGGCAGGAAATGTGTTTAGATGTAAATCAACTCTGTAGAGAGATTACATTAGACCATTTTGAACCAGACGTGATAGTGGGTTTAAGCAGAGGAGGTCTAACGCCTGGCGTTATGATGTCTCATTGGTTAAAGAAGCCTTTTAAGCCCGTGAAAAGCTCTCTCAGAGATTTTCCAGAATGGGAAGAATATCTCCCAAGGAGAACAGATGAGAGGGTTTTAATAGTAGATGACATATGTGATAGTGGTGAAACTTTTGAACGTATATCATCTTTTATTAAGGGCCCAAAAAAGGAACAGCCCTTAGAAATCAGTTGTGATGTAAGATTTGCATCCCTCTGGTGGAATAACGAGGTTAATTTTGAACCTCATTATTACGTAAGGGAGGTCGCAAAGGACACTGAGAATCTATGGATACATTTTCCGTGGGAATCATGGTGGTCTGCACCTCTGACTTTTAATTAACCATTTAAAGAGGTAAAATATGTTAGATAAGGCACTCGGTTGGATTAGACAGATAACCGAACTCGGTCTTGCAATTATTGCACTCGGTGTAGTTCTTCAGATAATTTTCGGTGCAGCTGTCCCATTTCTCGGAATAGATGTCGTAGGGTCTGTTGTATCACTCGTAAAACAATTAGGAAGCGAAGGTTTAATCGGCTTAGTTGCAATATGGGTGCTCTGGGGAATTTACTCCAAGTAGTAAGACAACAAAAAGTAAAGGCTCCTTCGGGGGCCTTTTTATACGCGAGAGCGGTGAAGGGGTTGGAAGACCCGTAAATAATGAGCGAGAGAAATTAACAAACACTTTTCTTGGAAGGAGAAAATGAAAAAATTAATTTCAATTTTTATAATTTTGGTTGCAAGTGCAACCTTATTTGGTATAAGTACCGTTGGTAAGAAATTACCTTCAATTGGATATGTTCTAGTGGGACCACACACCGATGGTGGATGGTCAATGAGACATCATCAAGGCTTCCAATCGTTGAAGAAGCATGGATATAAAGTTGGCATGGTAGAAATGGTACCAGAAGCAGAGTCAACAAAAATATTCCTCAAACTTGCACGAAAACACGATATTGTATTTGCAACCTCATTCGGTTATATGGATGGAATTGCCAAAGCGGCAAAGAAATCTCCAGATACAATTTTCTTACATGCCACAGGTTACAAAGGTAACGATACTAACTTTGACAACTATGGTTGTATGAGTTATCAAGCACGATATCTCACAGGTATTGCCGCAGGATTGATGACTAAGACTAATAAAATTGGGGTGGTTGGTTCACATCAAATTCCAGAGATTGTTCGTAACATCAATGCAATTGCACTTGGCGCAAGGTCAGTTAATCCAGATGCAATAGTTAATGTTGTATGGATTAACAGCTGGTTTGATCCACCTAAAGATATGGATGCGGCCAAAGCACTTCTAGAGTCTGGTAATGATATTCTTTATACAACAACTGATTCACCTAGTGTAGTTACTATTGCACAACAAGCGTGGAAACGTGATGGTAAAGAAGTTTGGAGTATGGGTAATGATGCACCTATGGGACACAACGGCCCTGAACGTTATGTAACAGGTATGATGTTCAATTGGAATCTTATGTACAAAACCATAGCTGATTCCGTATCAAATGGAACGTGGAAACCAAATCAAAAATTGAATTGGGGACTACAGGAAAATTGTGTAGGTCTATCACCGTGGGGTGTCAATGTGCCTGGTTCAGTTGTCAATCAAGTTGAGACAATTAAGATGAATTGGGTAAATGATAAGATGGATAAATGGTTTCCGTTTAGTGCTGGTATTACTAAACAGGACGGAACAAAAATTCCTGCTGGTAAAATCAAAAGACATGCTCTCGATACTATGAATTTTTATGTCGAAGGTGTGAACGGTAAACTACAGTAAAATAATATAATGAAAGGTAAATATGGAAGGCTTATTAGAAAGCATTCTGACCGCAATAGCGGTTGTTATTAATGGCATACCACAGGGCATTTTAGCTCTGAGTTTTGGGTTTGCTGCATTTCCAACTGCGATAGCATTTGTAATTGGTATTATTGGTTCGGCATTCTTTATGTCTGTCGCAACTATATCCTTCCAAGCAGAAACAATCACATTAGCCGGTACTCTAGGTAAAAATATAAAAGAGAGACTTTCTCTTATATTTTGGGGTGCCGTTTTATTGTTGATTCCTTCTTTGCTTGGAATGAATGAAGCATTGGTTAATTTTATTGGTCCCCTAGTTGTCACATCAATGATGGCTGGAGTGGGTATTATGTTAGCGAATGTTTCTATAGATTTGTTTAAGTCTGAAAAATGGACAGGAGGAGTATCTTTAATTAGTGCTTTACTTGCTTGGTTTTGGACCAAAGACTTAGCACAAACAATTATATGGTCCGTAAGTTTATCCACACTTTTTTATGTTGCATTAAAGTTTTATGCTCCATTGCGCGAAAAGTTGGGTGTCGTACTAGAAGAAATTGTAGTAGACAACTCACGCGAAAAGTTTACAACGGGTAACATTGAGTGGAAGTTTTGGACTAATAGAAACATTGTTATTGGTGCTTTATCATTAGCATGTTTAAACATTGGTGCCAATATTTCATTTGGTAAAATTACTGGAAGTATTGCAGGGACTAATACAAATATAGATCATCTTGCAATTTATTCTAGTCTTGCAGATATGGGCTCAGCATTCTTTGGTGGCGGTCCGGTTGAAGCGATAATTTCTGGAACTGCGGCCGCACCTATGCCAATAGTTGCATCTTGTATTATGATGGGAATTATGGCAGTCATTCTATTAAGCAAAGCATTGCCTTTAATTGGGCAGTATGTACATAGAGCATCTATTGCAGGTTTTCTTTTTGTATTAGGTGTATTTGTTACCTTTGCTACAAATATTGCCGGTGCTATTGGCATTGGTGGAACTTTTGCAGGACCATATGGATTTGGACCAGCAGGAATGGTAATCGGAGCCGCGGCATTTGTAACTGCAAAATTTAATCCCTTTTATGGTTTGCTTGCCGGATTTGCAACAAGCTTAATCATGATGGGCGCTTAATATGGCTTGGGGAGAAACTTTTACAAATGAGTTCTATGAATTAAAAGTTGCAGGACTCACACGCAAGTTGCCCAAAGTTAAAATCAATGACGAGCTCGCGATAGCGAGCTTTGTCATATTGGGTGATACAGAATTAATAGAAGAGTGTGCTGAAGCAATTATTCTTCTGAATGATTTTCCAAAGAAAGATGAAATTGATATTTTAATTTCCCCCGAAGCAAAGGCAATACCCTTAGTACACACCATTGCAAGAAGGTTGGGAAAAGATTATATTGTTGCAAGAAAATCTATCAAGGGATACATGGATAATCCTATGATAGAAAAAGTTCAATCTATTACTACAATCGGCGCGCAAACACTTGTTTTAGATGGTTGTGATGTTGAAAAAATAAAAGAAAAAAAAGTTTGTATTATAGATGATGTAGTGTCCACAGGCGGATCTCTAATAGGACTTCAAGCAATGTTAGAAAAAATTGATTGTGAAATTGTATGTAAAGCTGCAATCTTATTGGAAGAGGCTGGATATGATAAAGGTGATATACTTTATTTAGAAAAACTCCCAATTTTTAAACCAGATGATTCCGATAATTGATTTGAAAAGTGATACTTGCGAAGAGCAGATGTATGACGCTTATACAACTGTGGGATTCGCAGTATTCACTAATGTTTATGATGAGTGGCTATCAGAATTTCAAGACTGGAAGCAACTCATGGACGAGTTCTTCCAGCTACCATTAGATGTGAAAAAGAAATATGTATATAATGGAGTAAAGGGTTCCTCAACATGTCGCGCAGGATGGGGAGAGATGGGATATATTCAGAGTCGAGATGGTGATTCGAAAGAATCATATAATTGGATTGAACCAGCAAGAATGCAAGAACAATATTGGCCTACAGAAATTCCAGAGTTTAAACCATTAGCTCAATCTATCCTTCAGATCTCTCAACGTCTTTCTTATCAATTTTTCAATAAGTTTGAAAGTATATTCAAACATAAAAAAGGATATTTAATAGATAAGCATACGAATAGTTATGTTAATATGCGGATGCTTCATTATCCAGCGCACGAGAAGCAAGAGGATCACGGGTTCGGAGGAGAACATACTGATTATGGTTCTATCACTTTACTCTTTCGTTTCGATGATGTTGGAGGTTTACAAGTACAGGATAGAAAAACAGATGAATGGATTGATGCTCCTGTAGTGAAAAATTCAATAGTATTAAACATTGGAGATATGTTTCAAAGATGGTCTAATGATACGTTAAAATCAACTAATCATAGAGTTGTTAATACAGTTCATACAAACTCTAGCTATTCAATGCCGTATTTTGTAGATCCCGGTAGAGATGTATTAATTAAGAATTTCACAGATGAACCAGATAAACATTTACCAATTTCTACCGATGAATATTTTAAACAGACACTAGCCCTACACAATGTTGAAAGAAGTTGGGAACAACAGATTAATTAATGAACATTTAACTAAATACTTAGAAAGAGAATATTATGTTACCATTATTATTATTTAATGTTATTTCTAGTCTTGTCGTAGACAAAGCAACAGATTTAGCAATAGAGCACGTGGAAAGTATGATAGATGATTTACTTCCAGAAGGTGCAAAAAAAGAATTAGACAAAGCTATAAAGGCTGACCCTGCACACCAATTCACAAATGCTAAAGATGCATTGATGGGCGCTGTTGAAGGTAAGTTACCTATAATTAAAGCAGATGGAACCCTTAAACCAATTGAAGTAACATTTAAAATTTCATATGATCCTACTACTGGTTCAGTTGATGTAGAAAAGTCTTGATATTTTTTTAAATGTGTAGTATAATATATTATTGTTTAAGTGAAAGGAATAAATGAGTTATTTTGGGGAAATGTTAAAAGTAGCCAATAATGAATATGGCGCAGTAGTAAGTGACGGTGTTGAAGCAGGTGATGTAGAAAGTTTTATTGATACTGGTTCGTATATTTTAAACGCACAATTATCTGGGAGTATCTATGGAGGATTACCATCTAATAAAATTACAGCATTTGCTGGAGAAAGTTCAACCGGAAAAACTTTTTTTGTTTTGGGTTGTGTCCGGCAATTTCTCACAGATAATCCTACTGGCGGGGTTATATATTTTGAAAGCGAATCTGCCATAACCAGAGATATGATAGAATCAAGAGGAATTGATTCTAAACGAATGATTATCCTACCTGTTGCCACAGTCCAAGAATTTAGAACACAAGCGACTAAAATTTTAGAAAAACATTTAGAAGAATCCAGCAAGTCTCGTCCACCAATGATGATATGTTTAGATTCATTAGGCAATCTTTCTACTACTAAAGAAATGGAAGATGTTAGTGACGGTAAGGGGACCAGAGATATGACCAGAGCTCAAATGGTTAAAGGCACTTTTAGAGTTTTAACTTTATTAGGTGGTAAAGCTAAAGTGCCTCTTGTTGTTACTAATCACACATACGATCAAATAGGAACATTATTTCCTCAAAAAATTATGGGTGGTGGAACCGGCTTACATTATGCTGCATCTAGCATCGTATTCCTATCTAAAAAGAAAGAAAAGGATGGTACCGAAGTAATTGGTAATATAGTTCATTGCAGGACTTATAAATCAAGACTCACAAAAGAACATAAAATGGTAGATGTTCTTCTTACCTTTAAAGAAGGATTGAATAGATATTATGGATTAGCAGAATTAGCAGAGAAGTATGGAATCTTTAAAAAAGTTTCTACTAGATTAGAAATGCCTGATGGAGAAAAGGTTTTTCTAAAAACCATGCTGAAAAATCCTACCAAGTATTTTACTAAAGAAATTTTAGACAAGTTAGATGTAGCAGCAGGGAAAGAATTTTTATATGGAGAAATGGAAATGGAAGAAGAATTAGCTGTAGAAAAAGAAAATATCGAAAAAGTTAAAAATGAGCAATGACTTAACAAAAGAAGATTATGATAGAATAGACAGTTATTATAGACTGGTATTACATCCCAAACATCCCGAAGACATTACACAACAATGTATAGAGATGCTGACAGGACCGTTTAAAGGTGTAGTATATAAGTATGGCAAATTCCAAGTATCACCACCAGATACGGAAGATGAAAGTACTGCTAAGTATGAATATGATATTATAATGGTACCACCCGAATTAGAAGGTGTTGAACACACTGATGAAGAAGGTGAAGAATTTGAATTTATGATTGGTGAAATATTAGTAAAAATGATATGGGACAGATATCAAGAAACAGAAAAATCAGAAACAACAAACCCAGTAACTTTCGTGGAGGACAATGAATCAGAGGATAGAGCACCTAATACTATCACATTTGATACACAATGAACTGTTTTCTCGTAAAGTCTCCCCCTATATAAAAGCAGAATATTTTGATGATAATTCAGAAAAAATTATCTTCAAACAAATACAAGATTATATTCTCAAACATAATAGCTTACCCACAAAGCAAAGTCTTTTAATTGATTTAGATCAGATAGATGGTTTGCATGAAACAGAATTCCAACAAGCCACAGATATAATTAATAAGTTAGAGAAGCCAGAAGAAAAAGATATAACAGCTTGGCTTACCGAAGCTTCAGAAACATTTTGTCAAGACAAAGCAATTTATAATGCAGTTGTCGATGCAATTGCTATTTTAGAAGGTAATGAAAAACAAACTCATTTATCTAAAGGTGCAATCCCAAGTATATTATCTGATGCTTTAGCAGTATCATTTGATCCACATGTAGGTCATGATTTTATTGAGGATGCAGATGAAAGATTTGATTTTTATCACAGGGTTGAAGAAAAGATTGAATTTGATTTAGATATGTTTAATAAAATCACTAAAGGAGGATTACCGAATAAGACTCTTAATATATGTCTTGCCGGAACTGGTGTAGGTAAGTCCTTGTTTATGTGTCATCATGCAGCAAGTTGTCTTTCTATTAATAAGAATGTTCTTTATATAACCTTGGAAATGGCTGAAGAAAGGATCGCTGAAAGAATAGATGCAAATCTTTTAGATGTTCCTATTAGTCAATTAGAAGAACTTTCAAGAGAAATGTATCAAAATAAAATTGATAAGATAAATGCAAAGACAAAAGGTAAAATTATTATTAAGGAATATCCTACAGCGGCCGCCAGCGCAACGCACTTTAAAAATCTTTTAGCAGAATTAAAGTTGAAACGTAATTTTACTCCGGATATTATATTCATAGATTATTTGAATATATGTGCTAGCGCGAGAATTAAAGCAGGATCAAATGTAAATTCATATACTTATATTAAATCAATTGCAGAAGAATTGAGAGGATTAGCAGTAGAATTTAATGTTCCAATTCTTTCTGCAACACAGACAACAAGATCTGGATTTACAAGTACAGATATAGGATTAGAAGATACATCTGAAAGTTTTGGTTTACCAGCAACAGCAGATTTTATGTTTGCTATAATATCTTCGGATGAAATGGAAGAGTTAAATCAATTACTTGTAAAACAATTAAAAAATAGATATAATGATCTTACATCTTATAAAAAGTTTATTATTGGTATAGACCGATCTAAAATGAGATTATATGATGTAGAACAAAAAGCACAAGAAGATATTGCAGATAGTGGGCAATCTGATGAACCATTATTTGATACTTCCACTGGCAATAGAATGCGCAATAAAGCGGACTTTACGGCTTTCCAATGAATGAACTAGATCATATTAAAGAACATTTGGACGTTCCCAAAAAAGTTTTTAAATGGTTTGAAAATGAATATAATGAATCAACGACTAAACATCCAAAAGCTTGGTGCAAATGCGCTCACAGTATGGGTGCATATATTGAAGAGCAAATAGGATTTTCTTGTTATATTAGTATTAGAAAAGATAAATCATATGCATTATATGAATTGAATTATGACGGCGCAGCAAATGTGCCACAAGAACACTATTCTGAATCTGAGATAGAAATCACAATAAATTTATCTCCAGAATTATATACCCGCCAATTAATCATACCAGAAGAACAATGGGAGAAATATGAACAACAATTTGTTCTTACATTTGTTCATGAGTTAACACATTCGTTACAATTTGATGACCAAAAAGAAAAATTTAACGATTATTTTTCGAGCCCATTTGAGATAGATGCTTATAGTTCTGAGCTTGCTTTTGATATGTTTCTCTATAAAAAGAAAGAAAAAGCTTGCGATGCCTATATGAGGTATGCTAAAATAGATACTAAGGTTTCTAATAAAATGAGAACCATGGCAAAAGAGAAATATCAGTATCTTAAAAAGACTAAATAGTTAAGTAAACTAATTTAATAATTAATTGTAATAGGTTATGTATGCAAAAAACATATAAAAAATTTATGGCTGAAACTGCATCTGATGAACGAGAAATTATAAGAGAAGGTCTCGTTAAAGATCTTGAAAGAAGCTTTAAATCCGGTGGAGGTAAAGCAATAAAATGTGGCGATTATACAGTCACTCCAGTGAAGGCTGATCACAAAGCTTCAGATTTTCACGTAGTTGTTAAGGACCGTTCTGGAAAGGACAAAACAGAAGCAATAAAAAAATGGGAACCGGATTTTATAGTTTATATAGACGGCAAAATACATTTTGAAACTCGAGATGGGAAATTGCGCGCACCTGATAAAAAGACAGCTAAAGAAATTGAAGATTGGTGTAAACAGTACTCAAAGTAAGGTAAGTAAACAAAGAAATCTATGAAAACTTATTCAACTTTTATGGCGCCAGGTTATACTAGGAATGAGATTCGAACCCTCTTAGAACGAGTAACACCTGAGCTCAAAAAACAAGTTCTAGATCAAATAGAACTCGTTGATAATGATGTAGTGTTAAAAAATGTATTAGAGGCCATTCAAAAAGATGTGATGGCTAACATGATAAGAGAGAAAGCTATTGACGCCAAAATTACTATGAATCAAGATTTATTCATAGATGCTATGATATCTTTGATTAATAAGTCCGGCGCTAGTGCCGAAGACCAAGTTAATTTTTGTCAAGAATTAATTAAAGGTGATGTGATTGATTGTGTTAAAATGGTTAAAGATAGTTTAAATAAAGTTGTTAAATTAGATTCGTATGTTACTACAAAAAATCCAGTATGGTCCAAGGTTAGAGACAAATTAATTGCATTAGATGTAAAAATTGATAATCAAAATATAGGCCCTGGAGAAATTCTTTATATTATGTCAACTCCGGGCGGTAAAAAAGGCGATGAAGACAATAAAGGTGATTGTTGGTTAGGTGCGGGAGTTAATGTTGAATTAAAGAAAGATGGTGGAACGTTTTCAAAACCAACAAATTTTGCAGATGCTAAGTTAGCATGGATTAATGCTTTTAAAGATTTAGGAAGAGATATTTCTGCTGATGATGCAGATAGGATGATGTTAGGCGGCACAAAATATTATGGTGAATCAAATAAAGGTGGTGGTATAGCAAAATCTTTATCAATAGGAAGTAAAGAGTATACATCATTGTATATGGACAATAAAGGTGCTAGTCAAAGAATAGCCGATAAAGCTTGTGAAACATTATATAATAATATTTGTTCAATAGCTTGTCCTAATAATGGTGCGATTCCGTATTCATTTAATAAAACAGTAAAAAATGGATTAACAGATCCTAATGAATTTATAAGGCAATGGAATTCTAATGCCCTACACGATTATAAGAAACATGGCTGGGATTATCTAACTCTATTTAATTCTGAATCAGGCGATACAATTTCATTTAAAACAGCACAAGATTTATATAAGTCAAAACAATGGAATGTTGGATCTGAATGGATGTTAAGATGGGTAGGTGGCGGCGGCTTCGGAGGAACTGGTGCGTCCACTCGCGTTTATGCCGGCACTTTTAAAAACGAAGGAACTTTTGATCCAGGACAAACAGATTTTGAAGAAAAGTTGAAAGCAAAAGACGACATAAAATCAATATTAATGCATACTTTTGGCCAATTAAAACAAGGTAAAATGACCAAGAAGATTAAAGATGCTTTTACTTCTGCTAGCAGCTTAAAAGGACCACAAAAAGATGTAACTCAAAATAATGACCCGAAAGATTTTAAACAGTTAACCAAAGATATCGGCACTAAAATATCGGATTATTTTAAAGCAAAATCTAAACTTGGATTTGGTAGAGATAAAGCCGACAGAGAAATCGGTCAAAGTTTTTCTGCTATGAAACAAAAATTGGGGATTAGGTGAAACAATATAAACAATTTCTCGTAGAAGCTTCTGGAAAAAATCTTCATATGGAACATCTTGAGGATGAGGTGTTAAATGGTGGAGTTAATGGTACAAGAGGAGCAATTGATTTTCTAAGATCTTTACGAAATATGTTAGCAGGCCATAATAAAGAAGCTGTTAACGTTACAGTGAAGTGGGATGGTGCTCCTGCTATATGCGCTGGGATTCATCCTAATGGA